GATGTCATAGTGAAAGAAGATAGAACTGTTCTTGAACTGACAACATCTGCAAATTCCTATGTGAAATCCTTGGAAGCTGGATACATACGGAAAAGAGTGGCTTATGAAGACATATTGAGAAACACTAATTGTACTTATTTCATATTAGTGGTTGGTCCGAATGATACATTATCTAACATGCCCATAAGGAACACTACCCTGGATGATCTGTCTCTAAGATGTAGGGTTGGGTTATCTCTGGTTCCAGCCATTGAGAGGGAACTAGGGTTTCCCCTTGACAGTGATGAAGATACTCAAGGGTTCTTAAAGGCTGTGACTGATGAACTAACATCATTTAATGAAACAGTGACGAAGCCAGAAAATTTCCATTTTAATAAAGAATTGGATGAATTGCAAAGACCCATGTCTAAAGAGGAAGCAGATCATGTGGCCAGAATACATAATAAGACCATAGATCAGTCCATCAGAGGAGCAGGGTTAACTGGAAACCCATCTGCATTACCTAATTATCTCAAGAGATTTGAAAAGTATTCTAAACAGAAAGACAAAATTGTGACCATATTTCCTCTTGTCATCTCTAGGAGATCTATTATAAGCAAGAGGACCTCTTTCCCCAATCTGGGGAAAAACATCAATGTTCCTCAATACCTTATGAAAGTTGCAATGAATATTCATGGCAGAAGCTATTTGACAGATGAACAGCTGAACACAAGCACATGGAAACAGAATGCTCTGCAGTCTAGCAGAAGAGTGGAGAGCACTATAGATAAGTACAAATACAATAAGTCAGGGAAAGTAAAACTGGGAGTGCACGAATTGCGTAAGATGTACATTGCTGTTCCAATACTCACAGAAGATGAGAGGTTAGAGATAGCCCTACAAGGAGTGGGAGCAAAATCACTCTCCAATCACCCAGCCATACTTGCGAAGGAAAAGGAGAACAAGAGGTCTTTCCATCCAGGGACAAATGTCAAAGACATAGAAGAATTCTGGTCTTCTGAGGACAATTTTATCCCTGATGAATATTCCTCTGAGGTAATTGACCCTGTATATGACATGTTACGTATGCAGAAGATGTCCAATCCTTACAATTTGACTTCCTCCCCAGAAAGTCTTATGGCAGTGGAAGATGTTTCTAAATTGACTGTGGTTAGACTTGGAGATGTAATCTCCTCAATATGTTCTGAGATATCTTATGAATATAAGACTGCTACTAGAGAAGGAGAATGGTTGATTAAACCACTAAGAGACTTCAAGGCCATTCTTTTCTTATACCCAACAGGATCGCATGTCTTCTTTTTCTTGGCTTATGAGAAATCTGGGTCTACAATCATAGATCCAGGGAAAGTTGGGCAACATGTCTATGAAACAGAAAACTATTACATTTCTGACATCTCCTCACTGACTGAGTCTTACATCGATCATTACATGAAGGCAGGGCCATATTTTAGAGTCATTGCATTGCATTTGATGCACCATTTTAAAATACCTATAACAGAAAATGACTGGGTTCTTCCTATGGAGTTTCATCAGACCTTGAGGTATCTGACCTTAACTTTCCTTAATAACAAGTTAGATCATGAGGAAATGCTTACCAATTTGAGATTTCTCTACATGAAATTGTTGCAGGAAGTTGGTGCTAACACCAATGATTACATTGACAGACTTCCTGAAGTTTTAAGAAGCCGGCTTTCGGTCTTCACTCTTTCTAGATTCATAAGATTGAAACAGCATTATGACACATCTAGAATCACCAAGGTTGTAGACAAATCTAAATCAGGAACCCATTGGATGTACAGGAACTTGAGAGTTGTTTATCATGATGGGAGCTGCAGTTTAGATCAAGTCATTGACTCTTTCTATTTTTCATATGTAGTTACAAAAAATAAGAGTTCCATGGGAGATCAATCCTTCAAGATGTTCAACAAAATATGTAAGGAAGCTACATGGGCACATGAAAACTTGGAGTCTAAGGGAATAAAAGCTTGGGGTCTACTTCAGGAACCCATGAAGCATAGGTGGGATCATGCAGTGGAGAGAGACCATATTGAGAGATGCATCGGTGTTCTTAAAAAGAATCATGGGCCAGAAGTGTTAACTATCATCAATAAACAAATTGTTCTGGAAATTTCCAGGGTGAAATTTAACAAGATATCCACTCTGAAAGCTTCATCAAAGGATTATGCTCATGGACAAAGGATACCTAACTGGAGAGAAGGAATGACAAGAAAGGAGTTCCAAGAAGAATTCAAACGCTTAAATCCAAAGCTAAAGGGCAAAAGACCAAGGGTCATCACCAGTCTATCTGATGCTATTCATCTTTATGTTGAGGAAACCAAAGATGACAAACCTAAGCCATTTCGTGTCGCACTTTGGTCATGCCAAAAATTACTAAAGAGAGGCTGGTTCTTTAGTGATAGCTTTATTAAGGACCAACACAATGGTGTTAGAGAAATTCATGTGTTGGAAATCATGGCTAGATTGGTGCAATTCTTTTCTGAGTTAATAGCAAAGACCATCAATCGATTCTTTGAGAATGACTCGGTCTCATCTCCTTCTTGCAAGAGAACTTTCATGCGAGATCACCTATCTAAGTCAGAGGCCACTCTGGGCAGACATGTCAGTGTGAACAAGTCTGCAGATGCCAGCAAATGGTGTCAGAGGAATCATGTATCTCAATTCTACTTCCAGATGTGTTACTTCACTCATGAAATTTTCCACCCTTTTCTATATTGTGTCTTTTATCTATGGACTAGGAAGAGAATTGCTGTTCCCTCAGACTTGTTACGAAATTTGGATTACAACACTGAGGTGGAAACTGATAATCCTGATTTTATAGACATGAGATCTAGGTTCCACAAAGGATCTTCTCCTTTTCTAGAGCCAAGAGGAACTATGGTTGAGATTCCCTATGGCATGTTTCAGGGGATTTGCCATGAAGCTTCATGTTTGAAGCACAACATAGTTCAGACCTCTTGGAAGGAAAGAGTGGAGAATATAATCTCGGGTACTTTTGGCATCACTCCAGTTGTAACAATCATACAGGGAAGTGATGACTCTGGGGCCATGCTGTCAATGCCTTCTACTAAGAAAATTTATGTGATGTTAGCTGTTGTTCTACTGTGGTGGAAGGAAACTCTTTCTGCATACTCATCCATTTGGACAAGTACTGCTAAGACATCAGTTGGCACAGTCAATTTAATAGAGTATAATTCAGATTGGTACATTGGCGCCAGAAATGTGAAACCTTTATTTAGATGGAACTCAGCTTGCATGGAGACAGGGTTAGTTGAGAGAATCCCAGATAGGATTGAGCAGTTCTACAATTCTCTCAGTCAGAGCTTAGAGTCAGGAGCTTCTACACTCCTCTGTGCTGGAATCCAAATGTGTCAAGCGTTGCACCATTACAGATTGCTAGGTTTGAACAATAGCATCTTATCTGACATGGTGATTCATCACCTGCAAAGAACTAAGAATGTCTCTTTGGGTTACTTTCCCCTGGAGCCGGATCACATCTCAGGGGTTACCGGGTTCGACTATCAGTTGTTCTTATTGCACAAAGATGGAATCTTAGTAAACAATTGGGAGATAGAAAGTAGGTCTGAATGGGCATCTGTGGAGTATGAGTCAAAGGTAGACAGAATCATGCGTCAAGGTCTCCGATCTTACTCAGTGAGGTTTGGTAATGTAAAGAATTATGAGGAGGTTGTTTCAAGAACTGGTCTTAGAGGTTTTAAAGAAGTTGTAGAATCCATAGAAGCAAATCCAGAGTTACTCTATGTTCCACTTTACTCATGGGAACAAGAAGAAGTACAGATGGTTCTCAGTCTTCATAATCCCAGTGTTCGAGCTTCCCTTTCCCAGTATCAGCCTAATGTTAGGATGATGTCTAGTAGTGCTTACCTAATTACTAGCCCTTGTATAACTGGATTTAATAATGCTGGGAAAAGAGAAAAAAGATCATTACTCTCATGGCTAGAAATTCAGAGTGTTTCCACAACAGGAAGGAAAGATCCCCATGTGAGCTGGTTTGTCAATGAACCACAGTATGAATCCTTTACAACTTTTCTCCTAAGTTTGAAGGACTCAGTTTCAAATCAACCTATAAAACTCAGAAGGGGGCACAAGATTGATCTTCAGATATGGGGTGATTCAATAGATGTTGAGATTCCCCTTTTAGATATTGTCAAAAGGAGGTGGTTCAATCTTAGAACAGTGAAGTGTAGCAACACCGTATTTGAAATGATATGGAGTTCTGCTAAGGTGAAATATCCTTTCTTGAGAGAAAGGTATGAAGACACAAAGATTGTTCTAGGGATGGAAGATTTGTGTTTGTTGGGTTTCCTGCAAGCTATAGGGGGGAAAACTCGAACTCTTCACCTATTGGACAGTTCTGCAAAAGGGTCTTCCATTTGGTCTACAGCAAGCAGGATATATTGGCCAGACAATAAGGTTCGATCATACCAGGATGTCACTGAAAATGACTTAAGACAGTTAAAACACAACCTTCATTGTGTTTTGGGTTATTTTTTTACACAAGATTATTCACTCCCTTTGGTGAAATCACTCATCTCTGGAAATAGAGCTCTCAACAGATCATTTAATGAGACTCATAGTGGTGCCTTTAGACTTAAAATCATTAGAGAGTTTTTGGTATCTGGAAAAGACATCGAGTTGCTAAACAGAATAGAACAGGCAAAATTGGGAGTAATTGGATATTTTACAAGAAGACAAGAAGGTGGTAAAGGGAAGTATGAAGGCCCTGGAGAGTGGAGAGGGAAGGTCATAGGGGTGCCCTGTGTTATTTATATGGAAGGGACCACTGTAAGCTACATAAAACTTCAGCGGCTAACTGATTTCAAGGCATTGTCTAGGAGCATATTCTCTCTAATTAGGGACTTTAAGCTTAAGAGTCCAGAGACAGCTGGCCCCACCAGAAGTGGGCTCTACATTGACCACAAAGGGGAACTGTATCAGAGCTCTCAGAAAGTTGAGAAGTCTGTTCCCATATTAATTGATAAAAGACTGTCATTCGAAGTAAAGGACAGGATGATGGCCTTAGATTGGGAAGTACAGGTTAATAGAGAAACTGTTAGACTGGTGTGCATGGACATGACCCCAACTGGAGATTC